GCCCTCGCGCACGGGCAGTAGGTCCGAGAACGCGCCCAGGCCCACCAGATTGGTCGGCTTGAAGTCCGGCACGCTTACCGCGCGGGTGAACTCGCTGAAGCGCTCTTCCACTTCCTGGTAGCCCTGCAGCACCGAGCGGCGCGCGGCATCGCCCAGCAACGCGGGGAAATCCGACGTGGAATGGGTGAACGCCATGCCCACGATCTCGCGCCGGTCCATGCCGCGCGGATTCACGCCGGCCTGCACCAGGCACTCGCGCGCCATCTCGGCTAGCGAGTGGCCGCGGTACGGGTTGTCGCCGGTGGCCTGGGCAAGGCCCACGCGTGCCTGGATGGCATTGGTCATCGCCGCGCGCACGTTGTCGCGCTGGTCGCCGCCAGCAACAACGCCGGCGCGGCCGTTGAGCGGCTCACTGTTGCGGCCCATCAACGCCAGGATGTGGCGGCCTACGTTGTCGGGGGTCACCGCAGGGTCGGCCGCGGCAATGACGCCGTCCACATAGGTGCGGATCTCCGCATTGCCCATGTGCGGCTCGGCCATCGCCATGATGTCGGCGTTGCGGCCGCGCATTGCGACCAGCGCCGCTTGCACGGCCGCCGCGGCGTCCGGCGCAGCAGCGACGACCGGTGCCGGTGCAGGCGCAGGCGGCGTAGCCGTGGTGGTGGAAGCACCCTGCCCGCCACCGGCGTTGGCGAGGATGCGGAGGTAGGTTTGTTGGGTCATAGGATCCTCGATGTGGCCAACGACGGCCGTTTGGGTGACCTCGGGAAGTGAGGCGAAAACGCTGGGGCTGAGCGCGGCGGCGATATGGCCGCGCAGCTGCGCGGCGACTGGCGCTGGCGCTTGGGTGATGGCCTGCAGGTAGCCGGTAAGCGCCACGACGGATGCGGCCTCGGCGCGGGCGGTTGCAGCGGTGTCCGCCACGCGGTCGGCAAAGCCGAACTCCACCGCCTGCGCACCGGTGTACCAGTGGTCGGCGCCATCGGTGAGCAGCTGCTCCACCTCGGCGCGCTTGCCCGTCTTGGTGGCGTACGCCTCCAACATCGCGCCGGCATGTGCATCCAGCGCGGTGGCGTATTGGCGGAAAGAGGACGCATTGCCGGCGGCGATCGTGTGCGGTGCGTGAACCATCAGCAGCGAGCTGGCGTACATCACCAACTCATCGCCGGCCATGGCAATCAGCGAGGCAATCGATGCAGCCTGTCCATCCACAAACACCACCTTGCGAGCGGTGTGTTGCTTGAGCGCGTTGTAGATGGCCATGCCATCGGCCACCACGCCGCCGCCGCTGTTGATGCGCACGTGGATCGTGCCGGCGCTGATCTGCCCGATCTGCTCGGCCAGCTGCAGCGGAGAGACAGATTCAGACCAAAGGCTGTCGCCGATGGTCCCGTAGATCATCACCTCGGCCACGTCGGTGGCGCGGGCTTCGATCTTGAGCAGGCACGGGCCGAGCGCCGGGCCGGCATCGGCAAGCACGCGGCCCAGCGCCGCGGTCAGTGCGTGGGGTCGCATAGTCAGATGTCCCTCAACATGTCGCGCGAAAGGTCGGCACGCAGCTGCGCGCGGGCTTCCGCAGGTGCCGGCGCGGCCGGCTGCAATTGCTGCTGCTGTTGCTGCCAGTCCTGGCGCTGGCGCAGCACTTCGTCGGGGTTGTTGCCGTATTGCAGCGTGTTCTGCTGAGGGCTCACCCAGCCGCGGTCCTCGGCCTCGCCCTTGGCATAGGCCTCCTTGAGCGGGTCGATCCACGGCATGATCGGCCGCACGTAGGTGGAGGCGGCCAGATGCCGCAGCGTCCAGCCGCGCGGCATGCGCACCTTGCCGGACAGCACTGCGGCCTCGATAAAACGTTGGCGCGTGGGCCGCACGAACAAGGCAATGAAGCGTTCGGCCAGCATCAGATAGCTGCCCCACTTCTCCACCAGCTCTTGGCGCTGCGCGGAGTACGTGCCGTTGTAGTCCAGCGACAAGCTGGAGTAGCTCACGCCGATGCCGCCGGCAGCAGCGCGCAGCTGTTCTTTGCGCCAGGTGGCGGCATTTGGGTTTGGGCGGTCGGTGCCCAGGCTCTCGATGGATTCGCCCGGTAGCAGGTCGTCAAAGATCGCGCCGGGCGCCATGCGCAGCTCGCGCACGGGCACGCCCTGTTGCATCAGCGCCACACCACCCATGCCTTCGCCCGGTGGCTGATACACCTCGCCAGACCCTTTCTTGATCTGGAACGTCATCGACGCCGCCACCTTGGCCGCGATGCGCTCCGACTCTTCGTAATCCTTCACGTCTTCAAAGCGCGACATCGCACTGGCAAACACGCTCAAGCCCCGCACCTGGTGCAGACGCTTGAGGTGGGCAATGCAGTGCATCACCTCGGCGCTCACACGCTTGGTCTCAGTGGACCAGCCCAGCGGGTCGCCCGGGTGCTGCTTGTACACGTGGTAGGCCATCGGGCGGCCCCACGCGTTACGCTCCACGCCCTGCAGGATGTTGCGTGCCGGGTCGTTGAAGTCCAGCGGCACCAGGTCGGCCTCCAACATCTCGATGCTGTAAGGCACGCCGCCGCCATGCTCCAGATACGGCACACCGCCGCTCAGGTCTTGGTAGAACGCCTCGCCATCCCGCAGCCAGCTGCGTGCCAGCAACTGCTGGCACGCGCCATAGTCATGCGCGCGAGTCACTTCGGGCGCGTCCCACCACACATCCCAAAGCTCATCCAGCTGCAGGGCCAGGTCGCGGTTGATCGGCTGGCCTGGCAAGCGCGGTGCAGACAGCACGTCGATGCCCGAGCCCACGGTGTTTTGCACCAGCACGTTGAGCGCGTTGTCGGCCAGATCCAGGTCGCGCTCAAGGTGGCGCGCCTGGTCGCGCAGCTGGCGGGCGTCCATGCCGGCGATCGCGTTGCCACTGCCCCAGTCGCGCGCCAACTTGCGGCTGCGCGATGGGCGGGTCACCTCATGGGCGCGCGCGACCACGCGCAGCTGCTGCTCGCGCACTGCAGTGCGCGCCTCAATGGCGCGCACATTACGATCAGTCAAGATCGCGACGCCGAGGCGGTCGCGGGCAATGCGTGCGGAGACCATCAGGTGTGGCCACCGAAGTCAGCAGTAGCCCAGCGAGCGCGACGAACTGCGCCAGCCTCTCGATCTACGACAGCCTGCCACTCCCGGCGGCCCTTGCGGATCTCTGCCAGGTCCGCACGGGTGAGCATGCGCTCACCGAAACGAAAGCTCTGCCCTTGCAGCACGGCAATCTCTGCCTGCTGGTATGTGCTGAGCATTTCCTGAGCCGTCGTCATGACGAGTCAGGCTAACCACACTAATGTCTTAAACCCAACAAAATTGCGAACAAAGGATCTTCCAGACCATTGATTTTAAAGGAATTTTCCAACTGCATGTCGCCAGAATTATTGGAAAATGAGATCGCAATAGATTAGAGCGTGTCCAATTTATCCATATTCATGGCCGACCAGAAGGTTCGGTCAAATGAGTTAAACGAATACCATGCATTGACGCCCATGCGGGCATGACCATCCTTTACTCGCACGCGTAATTCGTCAGCGTTAGAAACGCCTGTTATCTGGGCAAGTTTAACAAAATCCCGATGCTTTGTTGCTCGCAGAAAGAATTCAGGAGTCTCATGCGTGGGAAGATAGAATAGAGTTTGCGGAAACCAATATCCAGGATTTAGCATAACCATCAGCAGAATCAAAAGCTCCGCTTGCATCACATCTTTGAAAGGTATATCAGACCTATCTGCCTGCCTCTTTATCAGCTCCGCTGCGGGTGCCCTCAACGATCTACCTTCCGGCGCAAGTATTTGCAACAAATCCGAATGACCATGAAATGCATTAATCTCGCTAAATTCTTTTCCACCGCTCATAGAAGGCTGTAAATAATGCCCGGTTAGCACGGCATTTAAGGTGGAGTAGGCCTCATTTCTCAAAAGAGCCGCAACTATGTAGATAAAGGTTTCATATACAAATACAGCATGAGCATCGAACCAATTGTCGCTAAAAGAACTGATCTCCTTGGGCCTAGACTTCAATTCCAGAAGTTTTTCCAGCACTGAAATGAGGCTATCTGCGAAAACCGGAGAATCTCCTTCAGACTCTAGGAGCACCCAATCGACAAGATGATCTCTAACGACCTTGAGGTTTCCGCAAGTATCAAGTGTTTTCTGTGGCAACTCCTCGGTCGAAGGCACAGAGCGAGTCCGAAAAGAGTCGACATAACTGTAGCAAGCATCCAAGAATTCTCGACGATATCCCTTCACTCCAGCCCTTCCCAGCTGAACCGCTTGCTTAAGTGCTGCCAATTTAACCAAAGCAGGGCTTGCAGGCGCTCTGTGATCAGCTGCCAAATAAGCGGGAGCTTTTCCGAGCGCAGGCTTCTTGTGTAACGGCTGACCATGAAGAACTCGGATCAAACTTTCCCAATTTTCATTCACTGACTCAGCAGTGGAAAAATCGATCCAGATGCGGGACTCGAAGAAAACGGGGAGCAGAGGCTCTCCCTGATCATCCTTTTCGCAGACAACAGGTATAAATTTCGATTGCTTTACACGGGCATACACTTCGCGAGAAATGATCTGGGACTCAGTACCAACCCCAGAAACCTTATCATTAGCTTTTCGGGCATACTCACGGTCCGTGAAAACCAAAACATGCGTAACTGTCGAGTCGACGACCATTGACTCCATAAATGCATATTTATCATCACCGGTTTCCAGATCCCACTGATCGAGAACTACATCAACCCCATCACTAACAAGTTGTTCTGCCCACACACGTACTTGCTCGCGATGGCTTGGCGAACTCCAGCTATATGAAATAAATACTCTAGGCTGAACAATATCCACTTTTCTTCCTCTGCAGAGCATTTCTATTAGCAATGCACTTTAGCACTCCACTTAAGCATCAAGATAGGCCAAACTTGATCGTCATTTAGCAAGCCCAACCGTTTTAGAGGATCGACGGCGTCCAGGAAGCCCTCCTGGAAAGAGGCTATGGAGCTTCGACCTAGAGATATCGAAGCGTCGGAGGATGTAGTTAACCTCCCGACCCTGCTCAAGTACAGATCGGATTTCTTCGATCGGATACGTCCGCACTTGTGCCGGAAAGTAGGGCTGCTCGCCCGCAAAGCACTGCATCACCGAGTCAACGAAGGGAAGGGCCATTGATTTGCTGATTCCGGTGTCTTTCTGCATTGCGGCCAGAATCCGGCAGCGCAGTTCTTCCGAAGACTCGCTCCGTTTAGCCATTAGAGCCCCCATCCATCGCGGGCGAATCCGCCTGCTCGTGGACGCGCATGCGTTCCAGGGGAATCCACGCTCCTGGACTGACTTGAAACCTCATCGACCGTAGATGTTTCACGGGACTGCCGAAAAGCATCGAATAGCCCAGGCGCCGTCGGCTGATACTGCTGTTCCAGAGCTTCCCACTGCGAGTCTCGGATCACGTCGGCTTTCACTGCCGGAGCTAGCGATGCCCAGATTGCATACACCACCGTGTCGAGCGGCTCGTTCCGCGCACCCTTTGGTTTGATCCAATAGCCCGACTCCTTATCGTAGAACTCTACCGTCAGCCCTTTGTAGTACACCGGCAGCAGCGCACCCGGATCCGGGTTGATCGGATCCGGCGCTTCATCGCCACGGCCACCAGGGAAGCGCAACATGCGCGCTGTCAGATCCTCGGCCTGCCCTTCTGCATCGGCTTTATCACGGGCAGTCAGTGCAGCGGTTAGCCACCCATAGACCATGGTCTTGAGCACCGAGGTGCCAACACCCCACACGCCCACACTGCGTGCCACCGTCTTGTCGCGGTTGTTGACCTCGGTCTTGGCCGGGCGATACACCGCACGCTCGGACTTGCGCTCGTTGCGGCCGCGGATTAGATACACCGTCTGTTTGATATAGCCATTGGGCGTCTCCACGATCCGGGCCTGGCCGCTCTGGTTGACCAGTTGCTTGACGAACTGCGCCACCGTCTCGGTCCAGTTGCCGCCGTCAAGCGCCACGGCGGTAATCGGCATATCGATGCCGCGCGTGGTTTTCCACGTGCCGCGCAGATACTCGTCCAGCGCCGGGTAGGTGTCGAGGATGGTGGGGTCCAGGTCGATGACGGCGTAGTCCACCACCCAGCGCCGTTGACCGCGGCCGGTGGCGATTACCTGGATCTCGGCGCGGTCGTGCTGGAAATCGACGCCGGCCGTCAGTACCAAGCCGCCGAACGGCACGATGCCACGGTGCACCCCAGGTTCGCCCAGCTTGGCCACCTCCTCCGCGTCCTGCTCTTGCCGCTCACCGGCATACGGCAAGCCGAGCTTGAGGTTGTGGAAGCCCGCCGCCTTGTTCGGGTCGCGCTCGGCCTCTGCCTTGGCATCGGCCAGGTCCTTCCACGATGGTCCAAGGCCGAGAGGAGCATACGCGGCCCACGCGTAGTAGCTCCGGTGGTAAGGGTCGGCATCGGGATTGGTTGGCATCCAGTACGCCGTGCCGCCGCGCCCGCGCTCGGCGAACATCAGATCCTTGTGGTGTTCCTCGATCACGCAGCCGTTCGCCACACAGGCGAACGTGCCGTCCGGCTGCAGCCGCTCGATGTCCAGCGTCTGCTCACCGGTGCAGTGCGGGCACTGCACCATGTACACGCGCTGGTCGCCGGCCGCGTGACCTGCCTCGATCGCGCTGGCACCGGCGATGGTTGGAGTGCAGGCCCGGTAGATCTTGGCACGGTCGCCATACGACATGGCACGCGCCTCCAGCTGCTGATCGGCCGGCCCCTGCCCTCCGATGTCCTTCGGGTACTCGTCCACCTCGTCCATGAAGATGTAGCGCGCGGTGCGCTGGCGCAGCTGCTTGGCCGAGTTGCTCCAGATCACCCAGAGTGTGCCGCCGGGGGAAATGCTTCTCCAGCATGTTGTCGGTCTGGAGCTTGGCCAGCAGCTCCGGCATCTCCATCACCGCCGGATCGAACTTCGACGCCGCCCAGCTGCGCGCCAGATCCTTTACCGGCTGCGCCACGATCATCGAATCCGCGCCGCGGTCGATGACATAGCCGGTCCAGTTGATGCCGATCTCGGTGGCGCCGATCTGTGCGGACTTCATGAAGTCCACCAGGCGCACCGGGGAATGGTCGCTCAGGCAATCCATGATCTCGCGCAGGATCGGATTGCGGCTGGTCCGCCACGGGCCGGGCTCGGCGCCGGATCCCTTGGCGATGATGCGGTTGGCGTCCGCCCACTCGCTTACCGTCTGGATCGGCGGCAGCTCCCATGCGCGTTCCCAGGCGTCGCACACGATCGCTGCCGGCTCGGCCAGCTCCACGTCGAAGGCGTTGAGATCCAGCGTCATGCGTCGTCCTCGGCGGTGTCGTTGCGCTGCCCCGGCGGCGCCAGCAGCTGCCGCGCTTCTTTCTGCATCGTCTGCGCGATTAGGCGTACCTCGGCCTCGAGCATCGCCTCGATCGCACGCGGGTCGGTTTCAGCGGCCAGCTTGGCGCGCAGGCGACCGGGCAGATTCATCATGCTGTTGAGCGCCTGGCGCACGAGGGTGAACACGGCGCGCTCCACGCCCTTCGTGCGCGTCAGCTCGCGGGACTCTTCGCCCAGCTCCAGCTCTGCCAACCGCGCCCGCGCCAGCCTTTCGCGACGTACGGCTTCCTGCACGCTGGGCACATCGCCCTGCGGCACGCGGGACGCGGGCGCCTCCAGGCGATCCGCCGCGCCAGCGGTGCGATCGCCGCCGCGCAGCGGGTCAGTGATGTCGTCCAGCAGCGAATCACTGGCAGCCACATTGATGCGCTTGCCATCGGCGTGCATGACCAGCTTTCCCGACCGGCGCATGCGGCGGATGTAAGAGTCACTGCAGTTCCGGTGAGCCGCATATTCTGCTGCGGTCATGGTTTCGGAACTCATGCGGCCATCCCTGTTCCGTTCGGAACCAAAGCCCGGAACGAAAGATGCATGAAAAGTGGGGTCCGAATTACCCGCAGACGGCCAAGGCCCGGGAGGACCCACGCCACGGTCGCGCCCGCCATGTCGGCCGCTGCGGTCGCGGTCGCTGCTCCTTGCCCCCGCCCACCTGCGCGGCGATTCCCGTGGAACACGACGCCACGCGGGCACGTCCACACCGTCCGCACCTCGGCCGCGAGGTCTGGACGGCTGCAGCCCTTGGGATCATTGAGGTGTCCAGACTGTCCACACTGTCCATACCTGTTGAGAGTTTTTGATTGATGGTGAAAAAGGGTCATGTACGTAGGCGCGCGCGAAAGGTGTGGACGGTGTGGACGGCCTTGCCGCAGTAGGCGGGAGGTCTGGACACAGGTGTGGACAGGTGTGGACGTTGGCGGCGAGGTCTGGTCAGAAGTCCGGTGCATCCGTCGCCTCCTGGCTCGCCTGCTCTCGGCTGGCGCCGGCCAGCCACTCGTCCACCGTCAGGCCAGCACGAAACCATCGCGGCTCTCGCCCACCGTCCGGCCATCGCCGTCGGTGGTTCTCCCAGCCCAGCGTCTTGAGGATGGCCGCCACACGCATCTGCTCCGGCTTGCCGTGCTTGCCTGGGTCTAGCCCGATGGCATGCACCAGGATCTCGTCGGTGGTGGCCCAGTCCACCTTGGCTGCGGAGAACTTCAGGCGCGCTGGGTAGCGGTCCTCGGCCATGCGGCCATCCAGCCACTTCTCCACGCGCCCCTCCCAGCTGTCGCCCACGTAGCGCGCAGCCTGCTCCTCGGCTGCCTCGGCGGGCAGCTGCCACCATTCGAAGCCCGCATCGAACATGTGCACCGCCTCGGCCCACAGCTGCTCGCGCTGCGCGCTGATCGCATCGATAAGCACCTCGCCATCGGTGCGCACAGGCAAGAAGCGGCGGCCGCCTGTTGGATCGCGCAGGTACTGGTGCTCGTTGGTCGTGCCGGCAAACACGCACTCACGGCGATAGGAACGCGGCACGCGCTCGTAGGGCGCTCGGAACTTGTCCACACGCCGGGTGATGGCCGTCTTGACGCTGGTGACGTCGGCTTTGGAGAAACTGTCCATCTCGCCGATCTCCACTCCCCACGCGCCCTGGATGACCTGGTAGAAATCTTTGCCGCTGGGCGACTCGCTGGTCTCCACGAACCACTGGCTGCCGAAGATGGCGCGCAGCGCGCTGGACTTGCGTTTGCCCTGCTCGCCCTCCAGCACCAGCATGAAGTCCACCTGCGCACCGACCGACGGCTGCTTGGCGTCGAACCACAGCACACGCGCCACTGCGCTCACCATGAAACATTGCGCTGCGCGCCGGCTGTAGGCCGAATCGGCCGCACCGAAGAGATTCACCAGCATGCTTTCCACACGCGGCTGACCATCCCACTGCAGGCCGGTGAGGAACTCGCGGATGGGATGGCGCCGGTAACGCCTGGCTACCGCAATCACCGACTTGAGCACCAGCTCGTCGCTGCACTTCATCGCGTACCGGTCAGGGTGCTGCAGCCACGCTGCAAGCTCGTATGCATCGGAGTCGATGAACTCCTCGCGGCTACCACCGCGCCAAGGGGGGTCGCGCTCCAGCTTCACCTGGTTGCTCGAATCGTTGAGCCACCACAACCCAGCCAGCCGCTCGTCGTGCTCCATGATCAGGATCAGGTTGTGCAGCGTGCCTTCGACGTTGCGGTCGCGGTTGTACGTCAGCTGCGCCTTCCAGGCGTCCGGATTGTGATCCCCACCGCCGGGCGGTGCCGTGCCTAGCCCACCGTCAACCACGGTGAGCGTCTTACGTTTGGTCAATGTCATCCCCGCTCGCCCTCTTCGCAGCGTTGCGCCTGCTGCAGGCAGTAGTCGTGCCGGCGCTGGCATCGCGCCGGTGTCTCGTATGGATTGCGTAGTGCTGCCTCAGCCGAGGCGCGCCAATCGGCGGCGCTGGGCTGGCGGTCGCGCAACAGGTCGCATTGCGTGGTGTCACTGCGCATGGCCTGGCACCACGGTGACTTCGATCACTCGCCCGGCTGCCCATGCCGACAACTGCCGTGGCGTCCAGCCGTCACGCTCCAGCGCATCGGCAATATCCCAGCCGTCCGGCATGCCATCGGTATCGATCAGCCGCACGCTGTGCGCGCCTGCGCGCATTGCCAGCTGCGCCAGGCCCGGGATGTAGTGGCCGGCATCGTTTCGCCAGCCCAGCATCGCCTTGCGGCCTGCCGCGTCGGCGTCAGGCCACAACACCACGTTGCGGCCGGCTAACGGCCGCCAGTCGGTCTTGGGCACCGCATTGCTGCCACCTGGCCACGACGCGACCGCATACCGCTCCCACGCGCCAGCGCCAGCCGCGCGGCATTTTTCGCCTTCCACCAACAACACGTCGGCATCAGCCTTGGCCGCCAGGGCGTCCAGGCCGTAGATCGGCCGCGGCGTGGGGAAATGCTGGATGCACCACTGGCGCTTGCCGTTCGGCCCTACGCACCACGTCACTTGCGGCGTCCACTTCTTCACCTTGCTTGTCTGGCGGTCCGTGAACTCAGCACGCAGCACGTAGCCCAGTAGGCGGCCCTCGCTATCGCGGTAGGCGTCGGCACGCACCACGCGCATGCGGCGCAGGCGCCCACGCTTGGGATTCCAGATCGGCACCGTCCAGCCGTTGCCGGCCAGCAGGTCTGGCGCATCGTCAGGCACTGGCATCAGCGGCACCCACGTCACGTCGAGCGGTGCCTCTACATCCATGCGCACGTCGTCCCGCGCCTGGCGGAAGTCCTGCGCGCCCAGCTGCACGCATGCCTCGTGGAAATCGCAGCCGGTGATGGCCATCAAGAAGCCAATCACATCGTGGTGTGCGCCGCAGCCGAAGCAGTGCACAAACCCCTTCACCGGGATCACCGTGAACGACGGCGAGGACTCGTTATGGAACGGACACAGGCCCGCATATTCCTTGCCGGCGCGGCGGAGTTGCACATAGCGCTCCACCACTGCCACCAGGTCAACGGTGGCCTTGAGCTGGTCCACATCAATCTTGAGCTGGCTCATCGTGCCCCTCCCCCTTTTAACTGCTCGCGCCGGGCCTGCGCTCGGTACTGCACGCGCAGGTAGTCGGCGATGCGCGCCCGGCAGCCAATGCCCCCGGTGCAAATGTCGGTGTTTTGGCAGTGCTCAGGCAACGCATCAACGGCCGCCTTCCACTGCTGGCGCGGCGCCTTGGCGATGTCCAGCGCCTTGGTGATGCAGCGGCTCACGCTCATCGCTGCCGATCCAGCGGCAGCGCGGCCTGCGGGTTGTGGTGCGCTTCGTCCTGCATGCGCAACCGCTCGCGCTCGGCCAGTGCATCGTCGCCAGCCAAGCCAGGCGCATCGCTGTAGAGCAGCCGCAGCGCTTCGGCCACGTGCTGCTGTGCGGCTGGGCTCAGGGTGCGGCGCATGTGCGGTGCGCGATTGATCGCCATGTCATCCACGCTTGCGGCCTTTGGCCGCTGCCCGGCGCACGTTGCGCTCCAGGCGGTGGCACATGGTGCGGATGGCCTGTAGCTCATCGACCATGAGGTCGGCCTCTTGCAGCGACAGGTGCGCATCGTCCAATGCCTCGAGTGCCACACCAGACAGCCGCCCCGCATGCTTGGCCACATGCAGTAGCTTGGCCTGCATCGCGGCCACCTCATCCGGCCAGCCGTTTTCGGGGGCCGGCGGTACGAAGTCCATCGCCAGATCGAACTGCGCACCCAGCGATTGAATCCAGCACGTCGCCTGCGCCTGCCCCGCGCTCAGCTCCTGCATCCACTCGGTGAGCATCTCCGCCATCTCCATCGACAGCGATTCGCCCTCCAGGCCGCGCAGCTTCTTGCGCAACGATTCCGCCGCAATGGTCTTGCCGCGGCGCTCTGTCAGGTAAGCAGCAGCCGCACGCACATTGCCCGGCATCTGCGACACCGCGTTGTACAGCGCGTCGCGCCAATAGATGTCTGAGCGTTGGCACGTCATTGCGCGCCACCCTGAAATACGGTGCAGTTCATCGTGGTGACGGGTTGGCCGGCCGACGCACCATGTGCGTCATGCATCCCACCACCCCACTCCTGCGGTTCACTGCCTTGCGGCGCTACGACGTGTGCACCGGCGTCGGCGATGTCATCGCTGTCTTCTTTATTGCCGAGCAGGCCGGCGCAGAACGCTACCAAGCCGGCAACGGTCAAGACGATGGCGACAGCATTGCGAAGCATCCCCGGCATGGCTGAAACAGCTGGCGCCGAAGCGCCCTGCTCCCAACGCCGGCGAACAGTATCAAGCACCAGTTCGTCGCTGGGCTTACGCATAGGTGCCACCCTCCTCGCGATATGCTGGAACCCCCACGGCACCAACAAAGGCCCGCAAGGAGGGCGACATGGACGAACGCGACAAGAAGATCGACCTACTGGAAAAGGAACTCGAGCAGGTGCGCGGCGAATTCTGCCTCACGCTCGGCAGGACAAACGGCCTGCACTTGGCTGTATTGACCATGGCGCGGCACCGCGGAAGACCCACGGAAGAAGTCATTGCGCACCTCGACCAAGCCATCGAAGCCATCGAGGCAACAGGCCTGCATACGCCCCTGCACGACATGACGCTGGAGGAGCAGCTTCGGGTGGCAAAGCAGATTTCGCAGGTTCTCCAAGCGAGTACGTTCGAAGTTCCACCCCAGTAACTGAGCCTGTCGCTGCGTCAACCGCCACTGACGGCACCTCAATTGAATCGCGCCTCATGCGAGCAATATCAGTAGACGCCGTTCTGACGATGGCACGTTCCAATTGGCTCCGACGCGCATGCTCGGAAGTACTGGGCCTACTGAGCCAGTCACGAATCCAGAGCCGTGGATTCCAGCGATCAGACACCATCAGCTACCTCCAGAAAATTGAGAGGCCAACCCACGCGACGGCGGCGCTCTATGAGCGCTGCCCACTCGTCGGCGGTCAGCGACAGGTCGGTGGTGTCGCCGTTGTTGTGGAGAGGAAGCCCCACCAGGGACGCAAGCTCGCCCGCGTCCAGGCGCTCGCTGAGAGGCATGATGTATCTGCCGTCTTGCGAGCAACCTGCGGCGATGTACGATCCAATGTCAGACCCAATCTCACCTACAGAGGCCACAGGCATGCCAAACAAATTGTCCGAGAAGGAAGTCAGCGACCAACGGCTGGACGCCATCGAATTGGTGCTAGAAGTCGTGCTGCCGATGCTCATCAGCAACGCTCCAAATCAACGTCAGATTCGACGGCGATTGTTGGACCTGGCCGACGCACCGCCTGCCCACATGTCGGACAACACGGCGCTGCCCCTGCTGGTGGATGCGATCGAGTCAGCGTGCCCCGACAACGACGCAGCGCCTCTCTAACGAAAGCTGTGCCCGATGCGCCCAATGCATGCGCCAGCTGGATCTGTTCTTTCCTGCTGGCAAGTCCAGACTCGACCTTATTCTTTAGTTCGCGGATGCGATCTCGCTTCATCGGGATTGCTCCCCGCCTATGAGTGAGGGAAAAGAAGTCGAGCCCGACTCGGCAGATTTTTGCTCAACTTCAGACGCGCTGTGCGCACCGGAGGTGCAGTACAGCTCGACGCGTCGGCCTATGTCCGACGGGTTCTGCACCACGGCCAGATACAGGGCATGGAGACGCACAGCCGCCATCCCGCCAGGCTCACGAGTTCGGCCCTGCTTAATGTCACTAACCGCCTGAGGTGATTTGCCGATGAGCCGACCAATCTCAGTCAGCGACCTGCCGTGCTCCTCAAGCCCTCTAATTCGTTCCGACCAAGTCATGTCCATGAAGCCAATCCTATGGCATGCCATAGATTTAAGTCAACGGGATGCCATAACGCGATCCCGTAACAATTGGGAGATGACCATAGGTGAACGCATCAAACAGGCACGACAGTTAAGGGGCATGTCTCGACCGCAGCTGTCGGAGGCCTCCGGAATCAAGTACCCAACATTGGCAGGGATTGAGAACAACGATCAGGCCGGAACAACGCAACTTCCCGCACTTGCTGAGGCGCTTGGTGTCAATATCCGATGGCTACAGACCGGTAAGGGGCCAAAAGAGCCGAACACCACTGGTTCAGATGAATCAGAGTGGGCGGATGTGACAGCTTGGTCTCAAGCCGCAGGCCTCGGATCGGGAGTTGAGGCCCAGGAATATGCGGAGACTCATAGCCTCAAGTTCAAAAAAACCAGCCTGCGGCGGCGCGGAATCTACGGAAAGCCTCTTGCCATCTACTATGGCAGGGGCGATTCAATGCGGCCGACAATCGAAGAAGGTGACGCGATCCTTTTTGACACCTCAGACGCGCGAGTTGTTGATGGCGTGCTCTACGTGATTCAAGTGAACGGTATGGCTCATCCTGAGTACTACGTGAAACGGGCAATGGTTTTGGAAGGCATTGTGTTCTTCCAGAGCGATTTCCCAGAAGGCGACCACAACTGGCGTAGGCCGAAACGTATGGACTCTGCAAGGGAGCCCATCACTGTGATTGGAAGAGTTCACTGGATCGGCGGCTGGGCTGACTGAATCAGTCCGTGAGAATGGAAGGGGGCAACATGGATGACGTCGAAATTGGAAGGCTACTGAAGGTTCCCAAGCAAGTGGTCAACCCGAAAGCCAAAGAGAAGATTCAAAAGGGCTCAAGGCAGCTGACATATGACCTACTTTCGAACGCTGGAGAGCATTTTCGTCTCATCAAACGACAGAATTTGCGGGTTGACGATGACTTTAGCTGCGGCCTGTTGTACGACGGCCCAAACGGCGAAAGCATGATGCTGACTCGCTACAATGGCTCGTCACATTTCCACTCAAATCCTTTGCAGGACGCTCCTCCAAGCAACATGGAGTGCCACATCCACATCGCCACCGCTCGGTACATAGCATTGGGACGCAAGGCTGAACATTTTGCTGAAAAAACCGATCGATACTGGAACGTGGACGGCGCGCTTAGTGCACTCGTGCTTGATTGCAATATCACAGGACTTACACCTTCGCAGTACAGGCTTATCAAGTGATCATCGACGTTGAAGACATCCGAAGCGAATTGTGTGGCCGGCTCTGCAAGGAGATCGGAGTGCAAAGCTATGGATCGAATCCAGGCGATTTTCGGGTGTCTCTGCCTCTCGTTGGACGCGATGGCGATCATGTAGTCGCGTATGTCACAAGGGCATCCGGTGGATGGAGAGTCTCGGATATGGGCTCAACCATGATGCGGCTGAGTTATGAGCATGACTTAGCGCGTCTTCTGTCGGGCAGCAGGCTGAAACTTTTCGAGACGATCTTGCTAGAGATGGGCCTTCATGAGGACGACGGCGAAATTTTCACCGAAGTGCCATTGGATGCCTTGGCTCGGGGCATATTTCTGCTGGGCCAAGGGGTGACAAGACTTGAGGATTTGGGTTTGTGGACGAGAAGTCGAGTAGAAAACACTTTCTACGACGATCTTACTTCGATCGTACTCCGCGCGGCTCCTAACAGGGTCACCACTCAATACCATGTGCCAGACATTCCTAAGTCGGATAGCTATCCAATCGACTATTCTATCTACACCGGTTTGCGGCCCCTCTACCTCTTCGGGATTCCCACCCGCGAGAAGGCAATGTTGACAACTATCATCCTTCAGCACCTGAGGGAGCACGATCATCACTTTGATTCAATTGTTGTCTTTAGTGACATCGACCAAGTGCCCAAGCAGGACGTCAGAAGACTGATGAATGCTGCCAATGATGTGGTGCCAAGTATCGAAAATGCGGACGACATCCGCCGGAAAATTTTAGACCGTATCGCCGCCTAAAATTGCGCACTCTGGTTCGGAGCTCGTGCAACGAGTGGCGACCTCGCACAGTCGCCCCCTGCTGAACAACGGCTAGCCTCGAGCAGCCAACCTTCTGCGCCCTCTCTTCCTCTAAATTCAGTGCTTAAGCGCCTCCAAAGACGGCCGTTCTATGGGATACCATTGACACCAATCTATGGTTTGCCATAGATTGGTGTCGCCCCGGTAACGCGACGACCTGTCGTGGGGATGGAGTCTTCCATGCATACACGCGCACCGCACCCGGAAATCAGTTCGAGCGGAGCAACTGCTGAAGTCTACGAGCCAGCTCGCCAGGTTTTGTCTCTGCAAGCAGTTCGACGATGCCTTAGCGCTTGTGCAGCCATGGAGCATTGCCGCGCAAAATCACTCAAGCGACGCAGCATGTCGAAGGGTCCGAAGCGCTACCCGAAGCGCAGCGATCGCATCGAGCTCACTGGCTTGCGGTCCGAAGCATCCAGCCGTGACTTCGTTCGGGAGTTGCGCGCATGAGCGCTCTCGCCGCAAGGTTGACGCCTGAGGATCTGACAGCCGCGATTATCTGGGCCGAAGATGCCATTCGCGAGGATGCGCACACCCTCACCACGCTCGGCGATTACGCCTCTGCAAGCTATGCCCCGTGCCTTCAAAAACGCATCGCCAAGCGTAAGGAGCAGGTAGCGCGCTTCCGATCCGCACTGGCAGAGGCGAGCGCCGCATGAGTGGCTTTCCCTCGGCCAACTTTTGCTTGGGCCGCGGCCAAGGCACGTTGCTAAGCCTGTGCATCAAGGGCGACGCCGTCAGCGCTGCGCTGTATGGCACTGACCGCAGCAACGAGATCGCGGTAACGGTGTGCCGCGTTGGTGATGTGCGCCGCATGCAAGGCGCCCTGCAACTCGGCCAGACCGCGTACACCGCCGGCGACGGCGCGCTGCAGGCCATGTGCGAATGGATGGCTGCGCACGGCGCATCGGTGGCGGTGACGCCATGAGCGACGGCCCGCTGGAAGCCTTCTTCCCCACCGGCCATGCCGGCCAGACGCTGGCCCTGATGATCTGCACTGACTGGATCTGGGCTGGCCTGTACGACGGCAAGGTCACTCCGTCGCTGGATGGCTGCGCCGTTGCGCCGCGCCTGCGTGCGCGCACCACCGCCCGCCATCTGTGCATCGGCCGCGACGCGTTCGCACTGGCACCACGCGTGCTGCTGCGTGCAACGCGCTGGCTGCGGCAACACGGCGTGCACGTACAGGAGCCACGCGCATGAGCCGCATCTATCAGCGCGCCCTCGCCGTTGGCTGGACAGTCGTGGCGATCACCGCGGCCATCTGTGTGCCGCTGCGCCTCGCCGAGCTCCACGCGGCGCATCGCAGCGCCGGTGCAACGCACGTGGTGGATAGCGAGCAAGCGCCCGCCCTCCCCCACGTTAGGCTGGCGCAGGCGGAGGACTGACATGCGCCAGGAAGCCATGCCTCTGCCGTCCACCGTTCCGCAGTGCCAGCCAGGCCACCGCCCGCAGCTGGTCACCACCCACGGCGCACCCCACCGCTACCGCATCGGCGGGCCGGCGCCGACCACGTTCCACATTGAGTGCTGCCGCTGCGGCAAGGCCACCGCGCCAAGCACCAGCCGCGCGCTCACCGAAGGCCGCTGGACCGAACCCACCGGTCAGCACCGCATCCTGCTGTCCCACCTGAGCCGTGCACGCGAACAGCTGTTCGCGCACCTGGCCAATGCGGCACACGCCGCCTGATCGAGGTCACCATGCACCTACAACCCAAAGCACAGGCCGCGCTCAAGGCGGCATACACCGCGCAGGGCCGCACCCTGCGCCGCACCCGCGGCGGCTTCGCCGCCACGCCCGCCCAGGTGCAGACCAGTGGTCCCGTGCAGATCCAGGCATTCACCCGTCGCTGCATCAATTGGCTCGACAACGCCGGCCTGGTGCAGCTCGATGACCCACAGTTCCCCAGCACCATCACCCTCAACCAGCGCGGCGTCGCCTACGCCGAGCAGCTGCTGCGCGACGAACCCGCTGCGCGTGGCAAGGCAGGTGCGCAATGAGCGCCTTCGCCCTCTCCACCGTCCGGCACAAAGACCGAGAGCGGGCCGATCTGGCCGCGCACCTCAAGGCATTCGCCAAGCGCGGCGGCAAGGTGCAGAAGCTGGGTGCTACGCCGGTGCGTAAGAGCCTTTCGCGGCGTGAGATTAACGACAGGCGGGTAGCCGCAGATGCGTAGCCGAAACAGGACAAAACGCCGGCATCACGTTTACACAGACTTTATCGACACACTTCGGTTTCGACTCGGCAGAGCTTGTCCCACGCGCCAGCTCCCGACGCTCCTTGAGGATCTTCATGCTTGTGTCAATGGTGCTGATAACGACCAGCATCATCAGCGCAAAAATAGCTATCGGCTTTACCCACTTACGCTTTTCAGGTGGCACCCCATGCAGCACAGGCTTGAGGTAAACAAAAGCTCCGCAGACCATCGAAGCGGCCCCGGCCATCATGCAGCCGAATGCACTGATGGTCCTAAGCAGGTCGAGCGGAGCAGACTCTTTGACAGCTGCGCCAGCGAACAAAAGCGACACACCAAGAGCCATGCACTTCGTAAGCTCAATGAATCGCTTTATGGCGACGTCAAAAGCCTCTGCTTTAAGGTTTTTTATGCGGCGCAAACGCCTTTTCGTCCATCTGTTACGAAAGCTATTGCACGCCACCTCAGGATCTTCCACACCCATAAGCCACTCCGTGTTCGCGTAGCTGCAAATTCTAAGACCTCACACCGCCACTGCAGCACTTCGCGGCGATCTGCAGGGAGCTATCCCATGAGCGACCTCCCGCTGGGGGAACCGGCCGTCCAGCGCCACGCGTTCGCCTCGATCGTGCGTGACCATCTAGCCCGACGCGCTTTCAACTGCATAGAGGTGCGCCAGTGATCCAGCACTTGGTCAACGTCAGCAGCGGCAAGGACAGTACCGTCACCTTCCTAAAGGAGATCGAGTCAGGGCGGCAGTTCCGTGCCGTGTTCGCCATGCAGCACGGCTTCACCGGCATGGCTCCGAACACCACCGCTAAAGATGAACCGGCATCCGTTGCGAAGCAATTGCGCTACGCGCGCCGGCAGCTTGGCGATCGCGTAGACCAGATCCTCCTTCACGGGTTGGGAGTCGCGGCTTGACCACGCACTATCCCGTGTTCGCTGAATTCGCGGAGATTATGCGAGTAGTCGATGGGGGCCACTCCAACGTAAGCCCTGAAGTTATTGGAGAACTGCGCCCCCACACGCAGTATCCAAATGGCTTGATCCTCAAGCGTCAGCCAATCTCCAAGTCCATCAGAAAAACTCACATAGTCAGTCGCGACATTCAAATCAAACAAGGTTCTGCGACTAGCCTTGTCCTCTACTCTGGCAGCCATTACTTTAAGGGCACGACACGACGCTATGAGCGTTGCAAGGTCGGCTCCCAGCGTATCGGGAAGAGTGTGGATTCTATCGAGCACATGCTCGGCAGTAGGCATGAAGTCCTGACGAGCTTCATATATTGCTGCGTCGTAATAGCTCGCAAGCAGAAGGGTAACGTCGCCCTCCGTGTGCCGTCTTGCCCGCGCCATCGCTCGCGCTACTCGTGCTGCGCGAGGTGGAATGGTGCCCATTTCAGCGACCACCAACCGGCCGATGATGCGAGCAGTTTCTCTTCTCAGACGAGTCGAGTCTACGTGCTGCTGCTCGGCAATCCTCGTTGCCTCTTCAGCGATTCGAGCAGCGCGCCGAGAGGTGAGCCAGGCCAACACACCAACGCCTACCGTGGCCAGACCCACGAACAGAGAAAACACGGTTCCCCAAGCCGTCCAATTCACGTGACATACCGGGCCCAGGCTCCAGCACGCCGACACACCTTGCCACCAACTCATGTGATTCCCCAATCCAGTGAGGCGATTCTGCCATGACCAATCTCCACCCAAACGACAAGCTCGCCGCCCTAGACTGGGCACTGAGCCGCGCGCGCGAAGCAGCCGCCAGCGATGAGCTGATTCGACTGACGCATTTGCCGGCGCTGCAGCAGTTGCGCAATCAGGCACAGCGGGAGGCGCGCAGTGGCTGACGGCTCGCATTCCTTCAACTTCCCGCCGCCGCAGGTCTCGTGCCTGCGCACCGGCGAGATCGTGGTCGACCTGTTCGCCGGCGGGGGCGGCGCAAGTGAGGCGCTGAAGCAGGCGCTGGGCGTCGACCCGGCGCTGGCCTACAACCACGATGAGTGGGCGATCGGCATGCATGCTGCCAATCATCCGCTGACGATCCACCACCGCGAGGACATCTGGCACGCCGATCCGCGCAAGGACGTGGCCGGCCGCCCGATCGGCTGGTTCCACGCCTCGCCGGACTGCACGCACTTCAGCCAGGCCAAGGGCGGCCAGCCGCGCAGCCACAAGACGCGGGCGCTCTCATGGGTCGCGCTTAAGTGGATCGGCCAGCTGCTACGCGCCGACTTGCGAGACGGCACAAACACCGCGCCGCGCATTCTGTCGCTGGAGAACGTTTGGCAGATCCTCACCTGGGGGCCGCTGGTGGCCAAGCGCTGCAAGGCGACCGGCCGCGTCCTGAAGATGGACGGCACTGTTGCGGAGCGCGGCGAGCGAGTGCCGGTAGCGAATCAGCAACTGGTGCCGGACAAGCGCCACAGCGGCCGCACCTGGCGGCAGTTCGTCGCGGCGCTGGAGTCGAAGGGCTACCGCGTGGAGTGGCGCAAGCTGACCGCTAGCGACTTCGGCGCCGGCACCAGCCGCGAGCGGCTCTTCCTGCTGGCCCGGCGCGACGGCGAGCCGATTGTGTGGCCGGCGCCGACGCACGGCACGGCGCCCGGCATGCAGCCCCGCGTGCGCGCCGCCGACTGTTTGGACTTCTCTATTCCCTGCCCGTCGATCTTCACCCGCAAGCGCCCGCTGGCAGATGCCACCCTGCGCCGCATCGCCAAGGGCGTCATGCGCCACGTGCTGCAGTCGGCCGACCCTTTCATCGTGCCGGCCACGCATCAGGGCTCGGACCGGGTCAACGACGTGCAGGCGCCACTGCCGACGATCACCGCCGCGAACCGCGGCGAGCTAATGCTGGTTGCGCCGGAGCTGGCGCCCTTCATTGCTGAGCATGCGAACAGTAGCCACACCACCGGGAGCATGCGCGCCGACGAGCCTCTGCGCACGATCTGCGCGGGAGTGAGAGGCGGCCACTTCTCGATGGTGGCGCCAATCCTCGCAGGTGTCGGCGGCCGTGCCGGCCAATCTGAGCCGCGCTCCGGTGCTGAGCCGCTCTACACGATGACCACGAAGGCGGACACCGCGCTGGTGTCGCCAGTATTGGTGCAGACCGGCTACGGCGAGCGCGAAGGTCAGGCGCCGCGCGCACTGGACCTGCAGCAGCCCCTCGGGACCGTCGTCGCCGGCGCGGTCAAGCACGCAGTCGCTGCAGTCCACCTCACCGCAATGGCCCAGAACGTGGTTGGAAACGATGTGCGGCACCCGCTGCCCACCGTTCTGGCTGGCGCCACCCGTTTCGGAGTTGTGTCGGCATTCGTCGAGCAGGCCAACGGAGGCTTCTACGAAGGCGGCGGCCGCGATGCGCGCGACCCTATGAACACCATCACCGCGTCTGGCAGCCAGCAGCAGCTCGCTACCGCGCACGTGGTGACGCTGCGCAACAACACCCACGGGCAGGCAGCAGACGAGCCGCTGGGCACCGTGTGCGCCAGCACCGTGCACCACGGAATGATCGAGTGCACGCTGAGCGCCGAGCAGCAGGCCGGCGCGCTGCAGGTCGCCGCGTTCCTGGTGAAGTACTACGGCACCGGCATTGGCGTGGATCTGCGCGAGCCGCTGGATACCGCGACAACGCGCGATCGCATGGCACTGGTCACGGTGGTGATCCAGGGCACGCCCTACGTCATCGTCGATATCGGTCTGCGCATGCTCAAGCCGCACGAGCTGTTCCGCGCGCAGGGCTTCCCCAGCGATTACCGGATCACACACACCGCTGACGGCCGGGCGATCAGCACCAGCGCCTCCGTGCGCATGTGCGGCAACAGCGTCAGCCCGCCGCCGCTGGTCGCGTTGGCCCGGGCGAATCTCGATACAGCACCGCTACGGAGGCATACATGCCCGCAACCGAGCCGCTGAATCTCGCCGGCAAGGACTGGCTCAATGTTGCAGAGGCAGCCCACTACTGCGGCGTCTCTGAGTCCCAGTTCCGCAAGAACGCCCTCGCCTACGGCCTCGCGCCTCGGCGCTTCATGGGTAAACAACTCTACGAAAAGTCCGCGCTCTATGCGGCGATCCACGGCGCACATCAATGGCAGCAGTCTCACTCTACTGGCGCGGCAACAGTGCCTACCTCGACTGGCGACAGGCTGGCAAACGCTACCGGCTCTCCCTCGGCCGCCTCAGCACTCATGAGGCTGAAGAAATACGAGCAGCGAAAGAAGCTGAGCTAACGCACGGCGTTCGCATCCTTGCGCGGCTGCCGCAGGTGAGCGCATACCTCGAATGGTACCTGGATTGGTACGCCGCCGAGCATCCTACGACTGCGGGCAAAGCGCGTAGCGAGGTGAAGCGTTTTGTTGCCAAGTTTGGCCACCGGCCGATCGACACACTGCGCCCGGTGGAAATGGAAGGCTACAAGCGCGACCGCCTTCTTACAGATAAGGCGGCGCCGGAAACCGTTGGCAAAGAGATTCGACGTCTGCAAGCGGCATTTCGCCGCGGCGTGGAGTGGAAGGAACTGGACGTCAACCCGCTTGAGAGAGTGAAAGCACCACGCGGCGTACGCAGTGTGGCCGTTCGCTTTTACGACCGAGCCGCGATGCGAAAGCTCTACCGCGCGAACCCCGCACGCGCGCCACTGTGGCTGTTCATGGCGCACACCGGCTTGCGCCGTGGTGAGGTTGCCAAGTTGCACAAGTCCTCAGTGCAAGGCAGCAGGCTCATGATCGAGAGCGAGCCGGATGAAACGGGAAGCGGCCGTACCAAATCGGGCAAGTGGCGAGAGGTTCCGCTCAATCGCTATGCACGATGGGCACTGCGCCGACTCCCTGAGCGGCTTATCGACGTGCACAAAGACACTATAAGCGACTGGTTCGCTGCCGATGCCCGCAAGGCAGGAATCGGCGGAAGCCTGCACCGCCTGCGCCACACCTTTTGCGCACACCTGGTCATGGCGGGCGTGCCGCTACGCCGGGTCCAAGTTTTGGCAGGACACGCGGACTATGCGACCACTGAAAAATACTACGCACATTTGACGCCTCAGGGCGACGAGGCTGCAGTCAAACATCTGAGATTTTAA